ATGGTAGAAAAATGATATACGTTCATAGGCTTTTGGCAGAATATTTTATACCAAAAATTGAAGGTATGAATCACGTTAATCATAAAAACGGCATAAAAAACGATTATAGATTGGAAAATTTAGAGTGGTGCAATCGTTCAATTAATATGCAACACGCTTGGGATAATGGTTTATCCGAAAATGTAAGACAAACAAATAGAACAAAAAGGTCTAAATTAGTATTAGATTTTAATACAGGTATTTTTTATGATTCAGCAAAAGAAGCTGCAAATTTACTTGGTATAAATGCAAATACTTTAAGGGCATATTTATCAAACTATTACCCAAATAAAACAAATTTAAAATACGTATAAAATGGGAGCAGTAATAGGGAACAATGTACTTTTATATTGGCATAGAACAGATGTTGACCCAGAGGTTGATGTCGCTTTTGCGTGTAGTACAACTTGCACGTTTAATGTAAGCGTAGATCAAAAAGAGGTAACAAGTCAATCAAGTGCTTGGTTTAGAGAGTATAAAAACGATGTGGCTACTTGGAATGTAACTTGTGATGGGTTAATTACTTTGACTGGATTTTCTTATTTGTTTATGCTTGAAAAGCAATTAGCAAGAGAACCAATAGAGATTAAGTTTGTAGTGGATAACGGAGTTGATGGTTTGACTATTATTAACGGAACTTGTAATATATCAAGTTTAGCAATAAACGCACCACAAAAGGATGTGGCTACTTACAATATTAGCCTACAAGGTACAGGTGCATACAATACAACAGGAACGGAGGTTGACCCAAGCGGTGTGATTATAGTAGGTTCAAATCCTGTTAAGACAAAAGGTTACACGGCAAGTGGTGGCGAAACATCAATTACATTTGCGGACACAATTGGTTATGCTTGTCTTTACGTTTCAAGAGGTGGTGTGGATGCACAAAACATTTTAACAACGGGAACACCAACGGGTGATGATGTTAAATTTGTGAGTGCAACTGGGGTTCTTACTTTTGGTCGAGCATTAGCAGCTGGGGAATATATTAGAGGATTATTTCAATAAAATATTATGAGTCAATTACAAGTAACAGGCGAAGCAAAGATTAGGGATATACAAGGTCCAGTAGTGGCTAATGATGGTGTAATAACCGCTTTAGATGGTGCTGCTTCTCAATATGTACGAGGAGATGGTACGTTAGCGGATTTTCCAACATCAAGTGGTGGAGGTAGTTCGGTTTCTTACTATCTTAATTCAAGTGTTTCACAAGGTACAATAGGAGGGGTTGCTTATAGAGAATTAAGCAAAGAACCAATTATAGGTGCTGGAACTGACATTACTATATCTGCTAATGGATATGTAGCCAGTTACTTAACTGATGCTAATGACCCAGATGTAATATTGATTCCTGGCGGTAACTTTAATTGTGAGTTCTATTTTAGTGTAAACAATAACTCAGGCAATCCTTTTTTCTATGCAGAACTATACAAGTACGATGGTACAACTTTTACCTTATTAGGTTCAAGCGTTGGTGTTCCAGAGTATATTACTCAAGGAACTATCATAGCACCTTATTATTTTGCTATTCCTGTCGCTACTGCAACCTTAGCGTTAACGGATAGATTAGCAATTAGAATCTATGTAAACGTTGGTGGTAGAACAATTACTTTGCACACAGAGAATGGTCATTTATGTCAAGTAGTTACTACCCTATCTAAGGGTATGGTTTCTTTGAATAACTTAACAGACCAATCACAATTTATAACAACAGGAACAAGCGGAACAAACTTTAACATTGTTTCAAGTGTTGATACACATACTTTTAATTTACCTGTGGCTTCGGCTGCAAATACTGGTAAGTTGAGTTCAACTGATTGGAGTACGTTTAATAACAAGGCTTCTATTGCAGATTTGGCTAATTACCTACCATTAACAGGTGGTATTTTAACAGGAACTACAAGAATGGATGGTAGTGGTGGAACTACTGATTCTATAACTATGATTTTTAACTCAGGTATAAATAGATTATTAGCACCTGTTTTAAGATTATATGGTGCAACAAGTCCAAGTTCAAATTATGTAGAATTATTTGGTTTACTTGCAACTCAAAATAGAACTATAAATTTCCCAGATGCAAGTGGAACAGTTGCTTTGACATCTAATTTAAGTTCTTACTTACCTTTAAGTGGTGGTACGCTTACTGGTGCTTTAAGTGGTACAAGTGCTAATTTTAGTGGTAAAGTTGGTATTAATGCAACAATAGCTTCTTGGATGAATGCATATTCTGCAATGCAACTTGGAGCATTAACTTCTATTTGGAACTCTGATGTTAACTTTTCAGGTTATGGGAATAACTTATATTATGATGGAAGTCAATATAGATATTTAACTTCAACATTAGCAAATAAGTTTGAATTAGGTCTTGGTTATTTTACTTGGGCAGGTTCGCCAAGCGGAACGGCAGGAAATGTGGCAACTATTAATGAATTTATGCGTCTTAATGCAAGTGGTAATTTAGGAATAAACACAGAAGCGGCAATTGGTAGCCGTTTACAAGTAAATGGTAATGTAGCTATTGGATTTACATCAAGTACTGCTGCACCTACAAATGGGTTAGCGGTTGCTGGTGCTGCTACATTTTCAAGTAGTGTTAGTGCTTCAAGTCTTGATGCATCACAAATAATAAATAAACAAGCTGGAACATCTCCATCTTTTGCACTGATTAGAAATGTTTCTGGTTATGCAACTTGGTTAGGGATAGATGGTAACAATGATTTTAATATTTTTGACAATGATGCAACTTCATTAGCGTTTAGTGTAAGAGTGAATGCTAATAGAGGTCAAATTACAACTCCATTTTATGGTGGTTCAGGTAATGTTATAATTGGTGCTAACAATTCTGGTACTTTAACTAAAATGGTTATTGGTAGTGGATTGTCATTTGATGGCACTACTTTAACGGCATCTGGAAGTATATCGAGTGTAAGTGGCACTTCTCCTATTAGCGTTACAACCGTTAGTGGTGCTGCAACTGTTTCTATCGCTACGGCAAGTGCAAGTGTAACAGGGGCATTAACTTCTACAAATTGGAATACATTTAATAACAAAATTGGGGGTTCAGGTACAGCAGGTAATATATCTGTATTTACTGCATCAGGTACAATAGGTAATAGTACAATATCAGAAGTTGAAGGTGGAGTAAATATTAATAATTATTTATATAGTGGACTTCCTTATTTTTCATATGACACTTCTTTAGCAGCCTCATTTAGAATTACAAGTAATACAAATGGAAATCAAGTTAGATTAGCATTTGGAACTGTATCAGGTGTAAATAATTATTCTAATATTGTTACAACAATAGTTGATAATTCTTCAAATACAAAAGGTAGATTAGATTTTCAAGTAAGAAGTGGTAACAATTCATTTGCTACACCATTAACTTTAGAGCATACTGGTGCTGCTACATTCTCAAGTAGTGTAACGGCAACAAGTTTTGAAGTTGGTAATGGTCAATATTTTAAAGCAAGAAGATCAAGCGGTAATTTACTTTTAGATTTGCTTGGAATTGTAGCTGGTACGGATAATACAAGACTTGTATCTACGGGAGATTTTGATGTAGTTAACGGAAGTTTAACAAGCCAATTTAAAATAGCTTCTACTGGTGCTGCTACATTCTATGGCGCATTAACAATGAATGCTTATAGTTTTGCTTCATCTGCAATACAATTTACAAGAGCAAATACAAATACAGTTGCACCTGGAAGTGGTAATGGTATTTTAGTTTTTTCTGGAGGTAATGCACAAATGAGGATGGATACTTCAAATGGGATTAATTTTGATATGTTTAATTCAGGTGGTACTACGCATACTGCTCTTAAAATACAACAAAACGGGAATACTGTATTAGTTAACTCTCCAGATAATACATTATCATTTGGATTAGGTTATCAAGGAACGATTCACGGATATTTGGGTGGTTTTAGTTCAAGATTAGAAGCATACTCTAACAATGGAGGTTATGTTTATTTATCTTCTGGTTCTGCTTGGGTGCCAGCATCGGATGTAAAAAGAAAGCGAAACTTTGAAACATATAGTTTAGGTCTTGATGCAATTTTAGGATTAAAGCCTAAAAGATATAACATGGACTTCCAAAAGGATGGCGATGAAAAGCAAGTAGGTTTGATTGCACAAGAGGTTAAAGAACATATCCCACAAGCATTTGAACAAAGTGAAGATTTTATAGGTATTAACTACAATGTAATTATAGTTACATTAGTAAACGCAATCCAAGAACTTAAAGCAGAAATAGAAATACTTAAAAATAAATAATATGAAAGAAATACAACCTGTAACAATGTGGAATGGGGTAAAAGGGGTTTACTTAAACGCTAATGCATCTTATGTAACTTTAGGAATTAGTGCTGTATTTAATTATAACATTTTAGATGCTACCCAAGAATCATTAGTTAATGGAACTTTACTTATGACAGGCGAAGCCTATGAACAATGGACAATAGATGCTTATGCTTGGGATTGGATAGCTGAACAACTTAACCTAACAATCATAGGTGATTATGTACCTCCAGCACCTCCACAAACAAGCCCAATTGTTGAAGAAGCAATTTAATTGAATATTTAACTATATTTGTATATAAAATAAAAACTATGATAACAATTAATCAAGATCAAATCAAGGAATTAGAAGCGTTCATTAACACTATCCCAACTGCTTATGGTTTACCATTATTGCAGTTCTTAGGTAAATTAAATGCAGAACAAAATCCACCACAAGAAACAACTGAAGCGTAATGGTACATAATAGCAATCAATCGGACTTATTAACTATTGTTAGCGGAACATCCGCATTTATTAGTGTTGCAAATGTGCAACCCATAGTTTCTTTATTAGCGAGTTTGATTGCTATTGTTTCTGGTCTTTTAGCTGCAAGATATTACATTAAAGCTACTAAAAGATTTAAGTAATGAAAGAGATAGTAATCGTTCTATTA